GCGTTTACGGTAACCAGGCATATCCTCGGGGTTCGTCTTTCCCCGATCCAACGCCATGTCGCACTCGCGCTGTGTCATCATCAACGGCACCACCGCATCATCGACCTGGACGTACACCGCCAGGTAGTTGTCCGCGCTGTTACGCCTTCGACTGGTGTTCTCGACGGAAACCAGTTCGCCTAATCGTTTTCTCGTATCACTTGCCATAAGAATTAAGTCACCTGTTACACCACCGCCCGCATCTTCGACACTCCGACAATTCGGATGGCGCACAGTTCGTCACTTCCATGCTCAACGTTCGTCCCCCAAAATAGGTCGATCCGCGTGTCTTGTGTCTCGCCTTCGCATTCCTCGATCAAATCTATTACGCCCAAACACTCGCTAACTCGCTCCGGGAACGAGATCCGCATCGAGTCGGTTGCCCGATGGTAACCAATCTCCATGTCGTCACTGTCTACCGAGACACCCGTGGTCTCGCTCTCAGGCTGTTCGTCGTTGGTTCGTCGCTTGTTCATCATTCGAGTGTCGTATCGCTTGCCATAAGAATTAAGTCACCTCCCGCATCACGCTCTTCACCTCGATCATCGACCGTCCGCGCTCTCCGCACTTCTCGCAGCGGAAGATCATCACCTCACCGACCATGTCTTTGTAATCGACCTCATCGCTCAGGTACCACTCACCGCATACCGGGCAGAAGACCCGCGACTCGTTGACCATCTCGTAAGCGGCACCCGGGGATTCGCTTATCGGTAGTTGGAATTCGTGGGGGCGCATTAGTCGTTGGGAGTATCCAGCACACATCGAGTTCCGCACTTACGAATATCGCAGAAAAACGATAGATCATCTTTCCCGCCACGATTTATCGTAATCCAGTTAAGATAAGCTATAACGATATATCGCTTGTGACAGGTCGGACAATAAACCCGTAACTCGGGCGTTTCGTCAGGCACGATTGGCGTACTGTCGAGTATTCGAGTGAGCGTGGGTGCGTTCATTTTCGTTAGTCGGGATTCCCCGTGTGCGATTGTTTTAAGCGGGGGGGGGTGTTGGGATTGGTACCCCGGGTTGGTTGGGTGCCCCCCGGGTCTTTTTCAGCGGAATAGTCATTGTCGGGTGACGTTTGGGTGACTTCTTCGGATGATGCGTCTGCTTTCTCCGTTTCAATTAGATTCACGGCGGATACTACATCCGTTTCAACTCTAGCTGTCTGCAACCCGGAGAGGAGATCCGCACTGATCGAGGAGCGAACATGCGTGTTACGGACATCGACCTTCTTGCTGGTTGCGTACTCATCGCCGAACCGTGCGCCGAGAAGCTTCATGGCCAGGTGACCGTCACCATTAGCGATACCATCGTTGACCGTTCCTAGCGCAAATGCTTGGTACTCAGACTCTGCTTGCTGGATACACTCCGAAAGGTCGGAGTACCGTTTCATCCAGTCATACAGATTACTTTGCGGTATCGCGGCAAGCGCACACGCTCGCATAATCGGCAATCCGGACCGCACGTTCTTCAACAATGCTTCAATCCGGTCAGGCGTATATCCGGTCCTTCGACCGCACTTCACACCGGTCCCAAGCTTGCTCTCCTGGTCCGCTCTTGCGGTGAGAACGCTCTTCGGCATCTGTATCGGCGCATTGCGGAGTGCATCGAGCTTCGACTCTTTGACTTCCTCGCTGACCGCATTCTTCCGAACCGGGACGCTCTTCTTCTTGGCTGTTGTTTTGCGTTTACCTGCCATCGTGTATTTCACTCTTATTCATAGTTGCTGGGAATTAAACGAAAGAAACTTGCCCGGGATACACTTGAGTCCGTCTCTGTTCTGATTCTTGCAAGCGTCACGGTGTCGGAGTTTATGTCGCGTAACCTTCTTAATCTGCGCCCCATCGAACCTCCGATCTTCCTGGGCAACGGTTGCTGCGTGTTTCCGGCTGGACGCAGTGACGAAGTGGTCGCCAATCGTCGTTGTTAGCTTGTACTCATTCATCGCTGTTCTTCTCTTCGAGTGCATCAATCCTGCCGATGACAGTGAAAAGTTCGTCAAACGCCTTCTGATCGAACCACGCTTTGAGTTCGTCGGTAACTTCCGTTTTAGCTATAGCGACTTTCAGTTCCAGTTGTGCATCCCTCGTATCATCGATTGCGTTGAGAACCTCGATTGCCTCGCTGTTCCGTTCCTCGGTGTCGATAACGTGACACCGAAGAAGCGTAAACCGCTTCTTCAATTCACCCACCTCAGCGTTGAGTTCGTCTACCCGGCTACCGAGACCATCGTCCTTCGGTTGCTCGCCTGCCATTGATTCGCTTGTCGTTATTCCTGCCATGATTTGTTCGTTGTTCGTTTTCCTATGTTGCCTATGAAGCGTGGACAACATAGGAACAGTTCTGTCAAATAATCACCAACCACCGGGTGTGAAGTATTGTTTTTATCGCTATGGCCGCCTGAAGATGACGGTCTTGGCACTCCGGTTAGGTTGGCTAAATTCTCCCCCGAACACCGATCAGTCGGGTCGGGGGTTGACGGTGGTTCTTGCCCAGCTTCCCAACACTTAGACAAATGGCGGCCTTTCATTCCGCCGGGTTTTGTTTGTTGTTGTTTCGCTGCCACCGTCAAAATCATATTATCGACCATTCGTAACCGTCCCACTCCATGTCCCGCGCATCGACACACAGATTGTCGTGCCACGCTTCCGCCGCCTCGATGACACGATCATCAACGGTGTACGTTTGTTGATCCCACCCGCTAAACACAACGCTTTTGCGAAGAGCGGACATGAGACCCAAGTAGAATATTTCATCTGGATTGGATGCAGTGCAATCTCCCCGCCAATCCTGAATATCGTCCGCACACGAATCGATATCATCGGGTGACAGTCGCCTAATCTTGCGACGAATCGCTTTACGGTAAAACGTTTGGCGTGGTTTCCGGTACTTCGGCTTCTCGATTGGCGTAAGTTCCGGTTCTGGCGCAGGTTTCGGGGTTGGCGGGGTTTCCGGTTTCGGTCGCTCGGCCAACCGCTTCCGGTAGTAATCCTCACGCGCTTTGAGCACCACCTGTTCCTCCGCATCGACCATGTCCTGTTGCACTCGCCGGATCTCCGTCTCACGCTCCCGCGCCCACCGCTCTTCGGCAGCTTTCTCCATCCAGCCTGGCGTATAGAGTAAATCATCCACCTAACCTCTCCCCCCGTCACACGCTTCTTGCGCCGCTACGGTAGCGTCAGACGATTCTTTTCCGTTTACTGCGTCAGTACACCCCAGTATATCTTTAAACGCCTCATGCGCTAATTTAGCGAGTTCCTCCCAACGCTCGTCGCTGGCCCGCTCTCTGAACACCACGCCTGGACGTTCTTTCGGCTTGAGCGGTAGCGGCTTCTCGATACCGGCGGCGAGTTGGCGAACGTGGTTCTCCATCATCACCAGGTCGTTGTACTCTTTCCGGTCGCTCGACTTGACCGTGTTGCCCGCCACATCGTACACACCGCGCTCCTCGATCTGCGTAATCTGTTCACGGATCACGGCGAGTTGATTCTTGAGCGCAAATGTCTCCTGTGAGGTGAGAACTTTCATGATCTTACCCCATACGATAATCGATAGTCGTATTACCGATACTCGTAAGAGTTATATAGTTATATCTTACCGTATATCGATAGTCGTATAGTCGTATTATCGTATAGTTACGTTCTGAATGCATTTAAGTCGTTGGCTTTAAGTGATTAGCTACGGGAGTTTTTATTTTTTTCTACAGATTAACGTTAATAGCTATCCTTCCGCTGAATGTAGCTTCTAGCGAAAAGTGCAAACCGTCTGAACTGCTTATCGTAGGCCGGTTTCGTCTCCCGGAGGTCGGTCACCAAGTTGACGGCATGATCGACTGTGGCGTGTTCTCGTCCCCACCAATCAGCGATGAATTGGAACGTGTACCCAGCGTCTCTCGCGATGAACATGCAACACGCTCTCGGCCAGACCAGGTCGTTAGTGCGAACCTTCGAGCGGAGGTCTTCCATCGACTTATCGAAGAAGTCGGTCGCCGCCTCAGCGAGCAGTCGCAATCGTCGGCTCGAACCTGGCGGGTTGTCCTGCCACTGAGAGAGTCCGTTCTTTTTCTTTTTTTCTTTTTTCAATTCATCTTCCATAATTCTAGCGCATCAGCGACTGAGTCGGAGTTTCGGTGTTTCATCTTAACGACCACCCACTCGATGTTTCCTCGGTCTAAATCCTCGACCATGTTACGGATTATCCACGTTTCGTCGTTCACTCGACCTGTGCCCACTCGGCACGGCAGGCTGAACGGAGTCGCGCCCAATCGCTTCGCCTCCTCAACCGTTATCGCTTTTTCGTTTAAGTTCATATTTTTTGGATTCACGCCACAACGCATTCGCCGCCTGGAACAGTCGCCAACCTCGTTGGAGTTCAAGCGGCGACCAAATCTTCTCGGCTATCGGCAGTGGCGTTGACCGGTTTATTACCAGACTTATACACATAGGATTCGGCCTCATCGTTTTGCGGTAAGCGGCCAACTGATGGACGTAGGTGTCTCTGAAGTCGGGCCGTTTACCTGCATATTCCTGTGTTTTGTAATCGATGATGACTCTACCCCGGATACCTCGCACCTCGGCTATCAAGTCAATCGTCCCCCCAAACTCCCAACGGTTACTCACAACCGTTTTTTCGACTGCCATGACTCGCACCAGACGCTCGTTTGCCCAGCGGATGTACGTTTCCAGCCACGGCCAGATTTCCGGGTCTTTCGATTGATCGAACCGACCGAGGTTGTGTTCCTCGATGGCTTTGTGGACTCGGTTCCCGAAATCTAGGATCTTGCTTTGATCGATCTTCCGGTAACCGTGGATCCGAGCGATATAGTCTCTGACCGGTTCCCCGGCGGTGTGCGGGTTGTCGATACACTTCTTCACCATCTCGTCGCACTTCCACTTCGTGAGGTGATAATGATCCACCACCCCGAGAATCCCGCTCACCGATGGCACTAAACGCTGTTCTCTAGCATGTTTTATCGTGGTGTTCTTGCCATCCGGTTGAACGTGACACGCCTCCCCGGTCAGCGTGTACCAGTGCTGACCGGAGGAGGTGACTCTCTTGGCTTCGGGGATAATCATGTCACTTGCGTCCTGCGTGTTTTTCTTGGGCCGCCTTTAGGTACTCGGCTTTGTTGAACTCGCCGCTCGGCTTGAGATCAGCGTCACTCGGCATTGCGGTTGACAGGTTTGCCCAAACCCGCTCGGGATCAGTACGATCTTTGTCATACGTCACGTTGACCATCGCGCACTTGCCCACGCAGGATGCCTCCAGGTCGATCCCGCCATCGGTCTTGACTAGCTCGACACCCCAACCGTCTAAAAACGGCTTGAGGTAGCCTTGGTCGCTCATTGTGACGTTAAACTGGCGGGTCAACTGGAACGGTTTGCCGTCCTCCTGCTTCTCCGCTGACTCGAACATGAAGCGCACTTTCTGTTTCGGTTCGGGGTGGGCTGGATTCGTCGATGGAACCATCCGCCGACCTGACTTGTCCGGGGCGATGCCGTAGCTTTCGCCAACGTCGAGCACCGCTACACACACCGCGTTTTGCGGTTTCTTCGGGGGCAACTCTCCCCCGCTACTCGTTTCCTGTATTATCATTTTCGTTTTCTGTTATGTGCGGTACTACCGCAAAAAGTTCGCCCGGGGGGAGAAAGCCACGAAACCCCCCAGGCCGGTAATTGGGCGTGAAACTACCCGCATACCAAATCCGTTTGTTTTAAAATCTT